TAAGAAAACCAAAGATGAGTTCAACCAAATTGCTTCACCACCTTTTGCTTTAATCTTTGGTTGACCAAATGGATTATCAGGTAATTCAACCCAAGGCTGATTAACAATAACCAAAGTGTTTTCGTATTTTGAATCCGATTTACGTGAACCTGAAATACGTTGGTTGATACCCATACCAATTTTGTCAGCAAGTACTGATGCGTTGTGTTGTTTACCACCTTTACCATCGTAAGTCATCTTACATGGTACTGAACCAACAGAATCCCACAAGAATAATAAACTGTAATCCAATTCACCTTTTTCTTGTGCATCTAACAAACTATTGATGTAATCTGTAATTTGTTCAATGTAATCAAAATCATTATTGAAGATGTAAAATCCATCCCAATCTGATTCGCCAGTTTCTTCGTCAACAACTTCCTCACATTCAAAACCCATAATCTTTGCGTGTTCAAAAGACCATTTTTGTTCTGTAATAATGAATACAGGTAGAATACCTTTCTTTTGTGCATCAACAGCGGCTTTAACTAAAGCGGTTGTTTTTCCTGTGTCTGAGTGACCCAAGAACATGTTTAGGTGCCCAATTGCAGGACCTGGAAGTCCTACAGCGTCCAAGAAGTCAGAACCCAAATCAAAAAATCTTTGAGGTTTGTATTTTGCTGAAGTAGAGAATTTTTTCTTTACTGAACTGAAATCATTTTTTTTAATAGCCATATATGATATAAATTAATCATGTATGGTACCATAGGAGATACCATACATGATGTGTTTTAGTTTATTAGAATGGTAATTCCTCGTCAGGTGACATACCTGCTTGTGGGTCCACAGGTGTACCACCGAATACTTCAGTAGCGTCATCACCGTAAACATATTTTTTAGCTTCCGAATCCCAACGTGGAACTTCACCACGAGCGATTGCTTCCAAGTACTCAACAGGTTTCTTAGAGTAAACGTCAGCCCAAGTTGTTGGGTCGTTTTTCCAAGTGTCCAATTGTTCAGGGTCTTCCGACAATTTACTTGGGTCATCATACATTACAGTTTGAATTGATGTGTATTCTTTTCCTTTTGGTGTTTTTGATTTAACCAATTGAATAATCAAATCGCGTCCTTCATTTGGGTCGGTCAAATTACCTTTAGCTCTCCAAATTGGAATGATTTTGTCCAAGATACCATCTTGCTTATAGTTGTGTTTAAATCTCCAAAATTTAACACCATCCTCTTCATGGTCTCGGTCAATGACCTTAACAATGTAAAATTTACGAGCTTTGTACTGTGCCGCCAAATCTTTGTCAGTTTGTTTGCCAGTTTTCATAAGTTCTTCGTAAACCTCAGTTAAAGGTGAACGTCCACCTTCATTTTTGTCGGGGTCATAAAATTTGTTGTAAGTACCATTTACCTGAATTTCGTGGAACCATACCTCCTTGAAAGGAGATGAACCATCGGTAGTTGGGAGGATTCTAATTCTTCTTTGTCCTGAATTTTCACCTTTAGGAAGAATAGCCGCGAAATAACGCTTCATTCTGTCTTCTTGTGACATCATTGGTTGGTCACCAAATGGTTTTGTGTTTTGTTCGTACTGCGCCAAAACGGCATCAAATGTTTTGTCTGTCATCATAATTGTATTTTTTATCTTTTAATGTAAGATAAGTATAATACAATTTTTTCAGAAATCAAATTAGTTTTGTAAACCAACGTCAAAAGATTTTCTAACATTCATCTTGTCGTAGTTTTCTACATCATCAGGTGTTAGAATATATTGTTCTTTTCCCTGTTGTTGCATTTGTGGTTCTTTTTCAGTAAAAAAATCAGACAACTTTTGACTGTAAGGACCGGAATCTAAAGACCTTAATTCTAATTTTTCTTGTGCAGTTTTTGGTCTGTATTGTTCAACTTTATCTTCAATTGAATTAATCTTTTCGAAGATTGAATCCATCTGAGCCAATTTACCCTCTAAGTCATTTAATTTAGACATCATTGAATTCATGTATTCTTCCTGCTTTGACTGCATGTCTTTCTGTGTGGTGACCAATTCTGTAATATCCAACTCTTCAGTACCACTATCATTTTTTCCACCTTCAGAATCACCCGTTTCAATTTCTTCAACATCAGGGTCGTTTTCAATATCAATAGGTGCGCCTGTTTCAGGTGCTGCTTCTCCTTCAGGTGGTGTAGCGCCACCTAATGTTGTATCATCAGCCGCAGGTGGTGGAGGTTCAACCGCACCAGGTTCATCACCCGCTGGTGGTGGAGGTAACGCAGCGTCTTGTTCAACAATATAACTGTTGATTTGATTATATCTTTTTAATTCCTCTAATATTGTTTTTGAAACTTTGTTTTCCATGATTATCCGTTTAATAATGTTTTAACACCCTGTGGTGTTTCTACTCTTAATGTTTTGTTTAATTTCATAGTGTTGTCCACTCTTTCAATCAAACCATCCTTTAATCTTACAGTATAACAGTCACCAGTCTGTAAATCACAAACTTCTTTATATCCGTTACCTAAATCTTTTTCGGCAATAACAGTATCTTTCTGTAAGTAGTTGTCCAATAAATTTTTTAAATTACTCATATTGTTTTTCTTAATAAATATAACGATTATTTAATTTATTACAAACCTGATATTTTTGCTTGTGTGTATGCCCATCTGGTGTTTGCCAGCCAAGTATTATAATTTGTATTTTGATTATATGGTACTGTAAGTGAACCTGATGTATACCAAGTATTATAAAATAACTTTATAATTGCTTGTATTTTTTTCTCATCATCATCAGCCTGATTAAAATATTCTTGTATCCTATTTTGGTTGATGTCTCTAAAGAAGTCTATACTATCTTTGACTGTATCAAAAGTTGCAAACGGTCTAGTAAAATTTTCACCTGTTGTTAAACATCTATATTTTTTAATTAACGATGAAGTAGCGCCTGGTTGTTTAATATCCACAGTAGCACCGTATAAATTATTTTGATTGTATTGTAATCTTACATCAGTATCTGTTGGGTTGCCCATCATATATAATACACAAAACATATACGTTTTTAATAAGGTATCTGTTGTTGAATTATTGATAAGTGTTACTAACTCATTGACAGTAATTGAACTTGAAATAAAGTTACTTGACTCAATTAGACCATAGATTGCTTTAATATTTTCACTACAATCTTGTACTGTAATATCTGTTGTTTGTACAATAAACCCTTGATAAGGTGTTCTGGCCGATAAAACAAGGTCTTTGGATTGCTCACCTGTGAAATACTGATTAGAATTATTATCAAAGGTAACCAAAGTATTGTTTGTTACAAATTGTTTTACTTTGTCCGATAATTTTTTTGAAAAATCTTCATTCACACTAGCCAAATCATCGGAAACTTTTGTATTGATATTCGCAGACACCCTTTGTCCGTTGAATTCTGTATTAAAACTTCCCGGACTAATACTATGTTTTACGTTTCTAATAATATATGTTCCATTAAACATAGGCATGTGTCTTAACACAAAATACATGGTTGGTTGAATCATGACATTACCTAATGTTTTTATGGTACTAGAATAGGAACGGTTTTTATAAAAATCATATAGTGATGTTGTTTGTTGCATGGTTTTTTTACCAGCCCCTTGATTTCCTAAATCAATAGTTGTTTGAATCTGTTCGGAGGATGTCACACCCTGTTCTTGATTTATATCAACAGATTTAAAAATACTTTGATTGATGGTTCCAAAATCCACCACAAAACCAACAGCTTTATTACTATTTTTTTCATTAGTAGAACCCTGTTGAATTATTGGATTGTTTGTTGGGTCACCCAAGTCAAAAGAATCACTTTTGAATGGATAACTTGGGTCATTTTCTAATGACAGGGTTTGCGATGGTCTATCTACGTATTGACACAAGAATTTTGGTGCAGAATTGATGTTATCCACATATGTAAATGTACTAAAAACATCATTGGCATTGTTTACAATCGACGAGTTTCTGTTTGTGTTACTTGCTGTTGATTTACCGTAGAAATTAATATAAGCTGGCATAACAAAAAAATTCATTCTGTTATCAGCAATCACTTGTCTAACTAAGGACATAATTGAATTTGATGAATTATCCCAAGTACAATATTTTCTGATAGTATCTGTATTGATAATCAATTCATCACCAATGTCACGATTAGCTTTATCAAAAAATAAAAATTCTTCAAATAGTAGTCTTTCTTTGAAGTTTCTACCAGCCACCCATTTATCGTTTACCGCTTTAAATAATTCCCATTGTTCAAGTTTTATTATGTCACCATCCAATTTCGAATCAACATTTTGTGTTGACTGTTGTTTTGGTCCATTAATAGATGATGGGAGCTTTAATCTAAATTGTTGTTCAATCGCTGTACGTTTGGTTTCCGCAACGTTTAAAATTGTTGAAATAGCATTAGCGAACGTTGTTGGATTATATAATGGATTTATATTCTTTTGAGTTGCATAAATTCTAATTAAAGGATATAACAATTCAATATTACGACTTATAAATGGAATTTCATTATCCCTAAAGAAATCATAAACAGTTGAACCCGTATTAGTATATTCAATACCTTTAATTGTTGAAAACCCTACGTATTTTTGTAATGCTTTCCAAACTTCGGGATATGCCGCTTTTGACTGTTCAACAGTTTTTCCACCCTCACTTGGTAATGGATTTGGGTCATTAGGATAAGAATTTACATATTGTCCACCATAATTAAAATCGGGACCTTCTGGTTTAAATTTTGGGTTTTTAGAAAAATACCCAAATTGTTGTCTATTAAACTTTTTTGGATTTCCATTTTTTAAGTATACTTTAATATTAACAAACTTACTCAAAACATCTGTAATTTCAGCAGCTTGTTGAGCACCTAAATTAATATTGTCTTTTCCTGATTGAGGTTTGATAAGGAACATTTTCTTAAATAAATTCACAATATTAGCATACGTTGTATTGTCACCTTCGGGTGAAAATATTTTTGATTGTCCACCCTTTTTACAGAATTCTTTAAATTCAGTTTCAAAAGAATCTAATTGGTCTTTAGAAAAAACACCAAATAAATCTTCAATTGAACTGTATTCAGTACCAATATCAAAATCAGGTTGATTTTCGGTTGTTCCTGTTCTAACATATTTCAGATATTCAAATGGTGTTGGTTGTTTAACTTTCAAATTATCAAACCATCCGTAGTTTGGCGCATTCCATAGTGTCTTAACACTACCGTTATACATTGGGTTTGAATTTTCAATATTTGAAATAGTTATTGGTGATGAATTTGTTGATGGTCTTAATTCAAAGTAGGATTGTTGGAATGGTTGTACACCAGAGGATGGGAATAAACACACATAACCTTCATATTGTGGTCCAAAAAAATTTGTATATTGTTGTGCAATATCAAGATATGAATAATAACTTATAATTGGTCCCTCTGGTTTGCTAGTATAGGTAAAACTATTAACAACCACCAATCCCTCATCTAAAACAGTAGTATTGTTTAAATCATATGTCTCTGCATTATTACCATCAACAAATAAATTAGTACCTGTAAAAATTTTATAAAAGTTATTTATTACTTTTGGATAAAACCCACTTTGGATACTATTAGAACCTATCAGTGTAAAATCTTGTGGTGTGGGATTTTCGTCAACGGGTATTTTATATGTTTTTTTTGGGTTTGAAGTAATTGGGTCATAATTTGTTTTGTAGTCAAAATCTTTCCAAATAGAAGTTAAGATATCTTCATTGTTTTCAATGTACTTTTTATATCGGTACCAAACTGAACCCATTTTCAATATCCAAGCGTATGGTAATTCGTGTACCGCTGAAAATTTATTTAAACTTGCAAATATATAATCCTTTTGGGTTCCATTATCACTATCGATATACTTTTCGTGAAGTGTTGAAAGTGGTAATGAGTTTAACAACAAATACCCAAGTTTTGTATATTTTTCATCTCCTGACGAATCACCCGATTCAACAATTGCATTAATAAAATACGGGGTGTTCAATAAACTTGTTGTTTGTGTAAATGTCAGATTGTTATCTGTTGTATATGTTAAGTTTCCTTCGGTATAAAACTTTTGAAGGTTGTTTCCATATCTTGTGTTATAAAAATTATTAATAGTTGTATGGGTTGTTGATGTATTATTATAACCCGTTTTGTTAGTTTGGTTTCTAGTTAATGGTGTAATATTTGGTCCTGAAAAATTATCAATTACTAATTTTTTGTCATTAAAACCATAACTATTAACTGTTGAATATCTATTATCTTTATTTGGTGTTCCTTGCATTTTTTGTGCAAAACTATCAATAATAAATGGATATGTATCAAA